CTTCTACTAATTTATCTGCACTAGGACCTGCAAAAATACCAGATGATTCTAATACTCGTAGCCATACATGGTTTAAATTTTTTACTCGGCCTTGACCAAGAGCTTCTACTTGCAAAGCCATCGGTAAAGTTTGCAAATCAGCTTCTATAGGTAATCCAAGATGTACAACACTTGATGCACGATCTAAAGTTATAGATCCACTAGAAACTACTTTTTGTGGATGTACAGCACCATCTGCCAAAATGTTTATTGTTTTTCCTTCTAACCAACTAATACCTGATATTACATTTCTCGCTACTTCGTAAGTTGTGATTCCTGTATTACGCAAAGATGCAGGTAAATCTCTGTCTAGTTTTACAGTTGCTACGGTTGCACTTGTAGTAGAGGTTATATTGCAACGATAATAATTTGTACCATCTACTAATACAATCGCATCACCAATATCGTTAGTACTAGGAGGTGCATTAAATAAATTGTAATTAGCAGTTATAGTAACGCTTTCTCCTTTTGTATAATTTGTACCAGCAGATATGGTGACGTTTTGGCCTGTGTTTGTATTAGTACCGTCAAGAGTAGCACCTGCATCTACAAAGAAATTATCTCGTTGAGTTGCAAATAATCTTGTACCCATACGTTCTATATATCTTTTACTAGCACCATTAATTGTTCTTTTTATGACGCAATAAGTAACGTCATCATTACCTTCAGATACGCAAGCAACACTTTCAAACAAACCATCTGTATCATGCTGATGCCATGCACCTATTTGTTGCTCTGGTACATATGTAAGACCTAATAGTTTACCACTACTACTAACTGTCCATACAATAGGTATTGGTGATTTTGATAAACCCATATCTACAATTGTAAAATTATCAAACAAATGCGGAGCACGAAGAGATAAATCACCTGTAATAAATCCATTAGCTTGCCAGTTATAACCTAGTTCTCTAACGTGACCGCCACGAGCAGCACCATATACCAAGCTATTATTAACTATTACTGGTTGTGCATTATTAGCACCAACATACGATTGTGGTTTTACTGATATAGATGTAGGTGTTATTGCATCACTATTAACAGAAGTTATTCTCCACTCTGCTGATCCAGTAAGCATAAGTAAGTTTGTTAATGGAACAATATGTCTTATAGTATTTGCTTCACGAGCAGCAACTCTAAACTCAATTCGGTCATCATCTCTTATTGGTAATCCAAAAGACATATTACTTTCAGTACCAGATTTAGTCATCCATATATTTTGCGGTGCATTATTTGTACCTGCAAACACTCTACGTTGTTCAAAATAAGATACAGCACCGGGATAATTACCAGTACCTACAAAATCATTTTCATGTATTGGTGGAGTTCTAGAAAAATCTGGTGAAATATTATCGTCTACAAGTGTAGTAGAAGTTGTTTCTCCAAGAAATCCATATATACCACCTGATTGTTTATAAACTCTATATCGACTAGCACCAGTAACTGCGTTCCATGTAACAGTATTTTTTGCTCCAGTAACAAATATATTGTTGTTAACAGAAGTAGCAGATGATTGATTACTTTCATCTACTAAATTTGCTTTTACTGCCGTAACAACATATTCATGTGCTTGATAAGTATCTGTATTTGTTGTAGTAGATGATGGTATATACATAGAAGAACTAACACCACCGGGTGCTGCCAAAGGACTACCAAAATCAATTACACGCAATTCCCATTGTGTTGCACCAAGTCTTCTTAATTCTCTAGGTGCATGATTAGGATGCACTATTGTTATAACGTCAGCAGATTGTACATAATGCACATCAAATAATTCTGCTTCTAAATATGGATGTGGTACTTCATACGTCATATCAGCAGGTAATGCATACCAATTTGTAGAGTTTGGTGGCTGACTATTAGAATGTACAGTTTTAGAGTAATAATTTGTACCGCTATGTTTAGCTATTGAACCAACTACATAATTAGTACCGCCACTCCATGCTGATCCATCGCTATAATTTAAAGTTAATCCTTGTGTATGAAACCTAAAATATTGATCGCCAAACTCAATTACCATAGTTTGAGTTGTATTAAATGTAAAAGATAATAACCTTGTAGATTTTGCACTATATTTTACTTCTTTTACAAAAGCAAATCCCGGTCTGTTTTGAGCAGGTCCTTGTGGTTTAGCAATAAAATTACGCATTGTTGCTGCACCTTGTTGGAATTTATTATCAGCAATACGGCCAAACATTTCTGGTGATATTTCACCTCCAGAAAATGCTTGTTTAAAGTTGCGTGTTACTGGCATTAATTATCTCCCAGATGTCCAAGGTACTATATGTTCTACCGTAATATCTCTGTGTAAATTATCTGATTGTTTTGCACTAGTTAAATAATTTGTCATCATTTGTGTACTACGTTTTGCTTCTGCTGCTCCTTGATCTCCTTTAATTACAGGACCTGCAAGCATAGATGCCAAATGCCATGACAATGTAGTTACAAATAAAGGAGAAAATAATGACGAATCAGTTATAAATGCTTGATATCGCAACATTGCATTTTCTTGATTGGTATAAATAAATTCACCTTCTACTGCAAATTGTTGTGGTGTATATTGCCCTGCCACAATTGTCGGTGCATAGTTAGATGTTATTCCTCCGGGTGTATCACCGGCTGACATTCTTGTAGCGTAATCGTTTTGTGAAGTAGGAGATATTATTGCAACAGGAGACATCATATCCGCAGGTGCAACATATGCATAATCCCATTGATCTAATGTATTTGTAGTAAGTGCTAAATTTCCACGCTTGGCTGCAAAATTCCAATTATGCATTTCTAGCAAATTGTTTCTAGCAATTGGATAAAAACGTGCAGCTTTTTCTGCTTGTGCTGATCCCTCTGGTGGGGATAGCGAAGCTATTGTTGCATCATCACCCAAATGAGCTAGGGCAAGGTTGCAAATATCTACTTCAGTTGCCATTACATCTCCTATAAAAAGAGGAGCATAGCAGTAATACTACTAGCCCCCTGTAAGTCAAATAAGAAGACTAAACCTATTTACTAGCTGCTTCAAGTTGTGCAATTAGAGTATTTTTGGTTTGTCTTTTATCAAGTTCAAGACCGATAGTCCGACCATAAACTTCAAGTTCTGCTTTAGTCATCAATTCTAAATTAGCTGTTTTAACTTCAGATTCCACAGGTGTAGTAGACGCTACAGGTGTCTGAGGTTCTTGACCACTAACTAATACAAGATGCTTGCAAGGCTCTCCGTTATACTCAAATTCTTCGTCAGCTTCTCTCATAGATTGACCAACGAAACACTTAATTTTTGCTTTGTAAATAGGCATAAGTCTTTTTTAGTTTAAGCTACGGTAAAGCCAGAAGCATAGAACTTTCTACCATCACCGATTGTTTCTACTACGTCAGCAGTAACTTTACCAGCGTTAAAAGTACCTGCAATTGTGTATCTAGCACCTAAATATCTTTGGCCTTTGCCAGCAATATCTGGGTTAATACGAACAACTACATTTTTACCTAGTGTTAATGCTGCTGTAAGAATAGCATCGGTGCTACCAATTACAGTAGGAGAACCTAAGTTTGCTGCTGCACTACTAATAACTTCAAACTTTACGCTTGTACCATTAGCTAGTGCTTCTGTTACTGCAAAGTTCATATACAAAGCAGTACCTTCACCTACATCTCTAGCAACACTTAAATCAATAGTGTTAGTAGATACAGCAGTTGTAGTTAATGCTTGATCTTCGCTCACTCGGAGCAGTTTGTCTGTAATCATTTTAAGAAATTCTCCAAAAAAATAGAAATAAATATCTTGTAACTATTAAGTTACACGAGCTTCAGCATTAATTAGTGCATCTACTCTTCTTAGAGGAACACCCAAGAATGATAAGTAGCTTTGTGCTGATCCAAACTGTGATAAACCTTCTTGTATTGATAATACGTTTTGTGATTTATCAAGTGCAGCAATACTCATGCCTGAGTGAACAGTTCTATTCATATAGAATGCTGCTCTTCCCATAGCCATATTAGGTATTCTGTATAATGCTCTAGCCATCAATTTAACTAAGTTAGTTGATGCAGCAGCAGTTTGTGTATTAGCACTACCAAGTAGGTCAGAAATGTCAATGTTGCAAATACGAACAACGTATCTCCAATCTTTAACAACCAAACCGTTTTTCCATTGGTAACGAGTAGCAAAAGCTTGTAACCTTGTACCGTCACTATTGTAAACAGTTTGCTCACCAAGATCTTCGTGAGTTAAACCTGCTTTAGATCCTTTTGGAAAAGGACAATAAACAGTATTATCACCCCAAACAACTAGATAAACAGAAGCGTTATCAGAGCTTGATCCACCTGCATCAAGAATGTTTACAGCATTATCTGCGGAAAGATCACCGTATCTTGGTGCAAGACCTAGAAATTTTTTAGGATCTGTTCCGGGATTACCGTAGAACATTGTCTCAGCTTGAGTCTGGTTCATTGCTTCCAAGAACGCAGTATCTTCAGATAAACGGAACTGTGCGGTGTTACCATTTAACATCGCTAAGTCTTTGTCTACTTCAGAACGTGCTTCTAGGATTCCGCAAGCTTCATCAATTTGTGCTGTTGTTGACTTGCTTG